CTTCGGTCACTTCGGAAGGTTCCAAGGTGTCCATTTAGAATTATGCCACACTGCGAGAGCTGCGGTGAGGTTTACTTTGGGATCAAACAATTCGTCGCACACTGTCAAGATTCCTTTCGCTTGTAGCCAACCTTGGGGCCAGTATGCCGAAGGGGTGCACCAGAATCCGTTGATTTGCATATAGCCGTAAGAGCCGCCTGCGGTGTCTCGAGGGTTGAATGCGTCTGGCGTGCAATTTGACTCACGCTTTAGAACGCGCATCAAAGTCGGTGTTTCGGTGGCAGGCCATCCAACACTCAAGGCAAGGTTGAGAGCTTGCGCGCAAGCTGTAGCCGGCGTAGTGACGGGGGGTGTGACTACGACTGGCAGTGTGCCTAGTGGGATAGTGGCGTAGGAAGTCACGGGGCTCACTTGAGACATGCCTTCAGGCGCTTTAGAAGCGTCCCAGAGGAGCACAAAAGGACATAGCCCTATAGTTACCCATGCAAAGATTTTGATCGTTAAATAGCTCATTGTTGAAAACTCAATTCTGTTGGGACGCCCCAGCTGTCGCCAGCCAATGTGCGGAAGGCGATTTGGGCGCGGATGATTTTGTGGGTGTCTTCGTGTCTAAAGATCTGAACAAGTATTTCTTGTCCGTTGTCCATTGAGCACCGACCTACCTCATAGATGAAGACTTTTGGTTCGGTCATAATTTCACTCCTATCGTCGGTACTTCGACCATAGAGGATCAGTGTGCGCTATTGGGGGATTTCGACGAACACTCTCTGAAAGGCTTGTTTGACAAGGGCTGGAGAGTCTGCCATAGCAGGCGAGATTTCATAATGGAGCCAGTCGCCCGGTACGCCGTGAATAGTTTCTTTGGTGTATTTCTGCCACTTTTGTCGGTCGCATCTCCAGCCGCGTCCGAATGGTGCAATGTAATCAAGTACGCATTCAAGTCCGAGCGCGTTCGCGTTAGCGGTAACGATGTTTAAAAAGGCAACTGATCCTTTGCGACTTGCGTTCGGATGTTGTTCTGACTTGCGGTATGAAAGATCTACTGCGCGCCCTGTGGCATGCACTGACAGATTTTCGGATCCGCGCATTTTTCTTACGCCCCACGACCCATTGTTCCAGAAGGCTCCGTTGCCGTAGCGAATCGCTTGTCTGATCCATTCGTCCATTCCGCTTCTAGGGCCAGCTGCGGCTCCGTCCGAGTTACCTGTGTACGGTCTTGAGTTTGGGATTGCTGGGTTCGCTGGGATCACGCTCATAATGTAGGTGGATCTTTAGGACGGTCTTTAAGTCCGTTGCCAGCGAGCAGACCGATCAAGCCGCCTGCCAAAGTCATGAGCATCGGCGACAAGACTCCCCATGCTTCGGCGTCATTGGGAGACTGCTCTGTAGGTTGCACGACAAAGAGCAGTCCGAAGATGAGTGATGCGATTGCCATGACGAAGGATGCGGTCAGTCCGATTCCTACGATGAGGATTAGTCGAGCTTTGATTTGTTCGTTGCTTAGGCGTTTGTCTGGGTTCATGGGCAACGCCTTTCTAGTATTCCGTCAGCTTTTGTGGTATTGCAATTTTCGCGGTAGCGGTCTGCACAAGCGGTCAGGGCAAGTGCAAGCATCACACTAGCCAAGTAGTAGCGCGGCTTCATCGGCTGTAATTCCTAGCCTGTTAAGTACGGCCTGTCTAGCAATGGCTGCATCGGCTTGCGCTTTAGCTTGTGCTTTTGCATCGTCTTGCATTGCTTTATAAATTGCAAGTTCGTCTGCGTTCATGTCACGGTCTGTCACCGTGTCACCGTCAATTATGCGAATTTGTGGTGTTGTCATGTCATGCCCTAACTAAGTGCGTATCCGTAAATGTTTACTGTTCCAGTAAAAGTGCCACCAGTTGCTGACAAAGTAAAACCTGTGTATTGCGTGGTGTTTTCTAACACTCCATTATGTGACGCGCCAACATTTCCATCAACAAAACCAAGTGATGAACTGGTATGAGTGTATCTTGCTAATTGTGGACTAACAATCGTAATATCTGAACCAAACTCACCTGCCGCATATCCAACAAAAAATCCAGTTCCACTATTTTGCAAACCAGTACTAAAAGCACCAGTGCTAAAATTACTTCCAGGTTGAGCACTTAAATAACCACTTGTAGTAGCACCTAAAATCATTTTTACATAAGCCGTAGTGCTTAAAGTTCCGCCAGTAATAATAATTTTGTATGCTTCATAAGTAGCACTAAAAACATTTGCAAACGCTGTGCTAGAACCTGACAAAGTGCCGCCACCAACACGCACTAACGCGCCAGACGATGCAGGCCCAACAGTAGCCCACGAAGCTCCAGAATAATATTGAACAATGTTGGAATCAGAAAGGTAACAAAGCTGGCCCTCTGCAAGCACCTTTTCGCCTGCGCCACCAAAAGCCGCGTCACGCGTAGTCGTGTTAGTAAAGACCGGGACGCCAGTTCCCGCGCTGATATTCATATTGGCGGCGGTCAATACCTCGCCAGCGGTAAAAAGTGGGACGCTTGTTTGCTCGTTTGGCATATGTTTATCCTAAGACATTTTCTTGGTCAAGTGTGCCATACACAATGTCATCCAAGATGAGCTCATAGACGATCGTGGTCGGCGAGGTGAAGTAGGTGACTGCGTGCCCAGCCGACAAAGTCAATCGGTGCTCAAGTCCTTCAATGGTGAGGTCTTGTGCAAATTGGGTTGGGCCTGCCGAAGTGGTAATTGACTTTTGGATGTTAATTAAGTCGCCGACATCGAGGAGCGCAAGTGTGTCTTGGTCAAGTGCGGCTGTGCCGGGGAACTCTGTGCCTAAGAAGTTGAAGCGTGCTTCGGGATCTGGACTGATTAGATATTCGGCAAGTGTGAGAGCTGCGGCGTCATTGTGCAGGAGTGAGTCGGTGATCGACTGGGTCTGCACAAGATACAAGGCTTGAGATGCTAGGTCTTCTGCTACTTCTGGCGATGTTGCTCCAGCGTGCTGAATAGACGCGCGATTGATCACTGTGTCGGCTTGAAAAGAGATGTCTATAGCCGAGTAGCCGATCTGGGTGCCGTCGTCATGGAACTCGGCAACAGGGACTCCAAGTGTCTGTCCGATGCGCGATTGGAAGACAATCGTGCCTTCACGATTTACAAAGATCCTGCCCTGCTCGGCTTCATTGATTTTGTTGGCGTACCCTGCGACCGATGTACCGTTGGCGACTGTGTAGGCGGCTGATCCGCCAAGGGTCGCCACACCTGTCTCAATGCTCCGTGTGCCTGTGTAGGCGACTTCTGGCAGATCTAGCAGGTCATCAAAACGCTCGCTCGAGAGCTGTTCTGTGACATTCCATTCAGCAAGAAAGGTCTGCCCTAATTGGTAGGAGAAGTCCGCGCAATTTACGGTCACTGTGTCTAGTCCGCCGAGCGTAAAGGTGTAGTCGTAGTTCACGATGTAGCCGACCCACAAAAGTTCTTTGACATTGGTTGAGCTGTATCGAGAGAAACGGACTTCGCGAAGCGGTGCAAGTCCAGGCTGATTATTGTTCGGATCAAAGTACGGAGAAGTTGTGTCGAATGGGTTGAAGACTCCGTCGGCGTAAGTGTCGTTCAGTGTGAAGTTCATCGTGCCATAAGCGAATTGGTCGCCAGTGTTGGCGCGTCCACGCTTTGCAGTTAGTGAGATTGCACCGTCTAAGACGCTTGCGAATTGGGATGTACCGTCAAGCACATATTCGGTATTGTCTAGTTCGCCTTTGAGATCGTCGTCAAGTGTAAAAGCGTTCCAGTCGTACCCTGTGTCAATCTCAAGGTCGTAGTTACCTGACCCAAGTACCGCTACGCCAGCCATTAGGCGACCGCTATGTTCGCAGGGCCATTCTGCCTATTAAACGCTCTGATCGCGTTCACGACAGCTGTGCCGATTTCCGCGCTTGAGCCAAGACCGCCTGTGATGTTGATCGTGTAGTTACCCATTCCAGAATTGCGTCCAGATAGTGGGATGACCGCTTCAGGGCCACGCTCGCCGATCATTGCAAGCGTTGGCCCTGTCACGATTCCACCGTCCGCGAGCATAGGGATATTCGGAACGGAGAAGCCTTTGCCACCAATACCGGGCACCCAGTTAGGGATGCCGAAAGACAGTTTTCCTACAGTGTTGTTCCACAGTTTGGCGATGCCGTTAAAGAGTGACTTGTAGATGTTGAAGATTGCTGTGAAGTAAGTAGTTAGTCCGTCAAAGACCGCTTTACCGCCTGCAAGCATCGCATCAAAGACGGTGTCTACGATTTTGCGGACGGTCTCAAACTTGAAGTAGAGCGCGGTCAGGATCGCTATAAACGCCACGATTGCCAAGATGACAAGTGTGACAGGGTTTGCCAGTAGTAGCGCGTTAAACACTGCGACAACGCCGTTCACGATCATCTGTGCGGCTGCATAAACTTTCATAGCGGCATTAAGAGCCAAGATCGTTACTGCAATGCCACCGATCGCGCCTGCAACAATAAGGAAGACTTTGGTGTTCTCTTGTGCCCACGCACCAAAAGCGATTAGGTACGGAAGAAGCGCTTCGACTACTGGGATCAGTGCTGCACCGATTGACTCTTTGGTCTCTGCCAAAGCTATTCCAAGACGCTTCATTCCACCTTCGGCAGTGGCGGCAGCGGCGGCAGAAGCACCACCAAACGATCCGCCAAGCACATTCATTACATCTTCCAAAGATGCACCGTCTTTAATCATTGCTTTAATCTCTGGACTTAATGCGGCAAGTCCTTTCATGTTTCCGCCGTAAGCCTTGGCAAGCGCGTCGGATACTGTGCCTAGATCCTTGCCTGATCCTGCTGCAATGTCTTGAGCAAGTGCTAAAGCTTTGTTTGCTTCCTCGATGTCTTTAGTTCCGCGCACGAGTGACGCCAGTGCCGGGCGAAGTTCAGAGTCCGCTACGCCTGACGCGAGACTCATTTTTGTAATCATGTCTTCTTGCGATGCGATCTGTGCGTCGGTCGCGCCAGTGACATTCTGTAGCGCGAGCGCAAGTTGTACCTGTTCGGCTTGGTCTTCCATTGCCGCCTTAGTAGCGCCTACAAGAGCAAGCCCTAATCCTGCGACCGCTGCGGCTGCTGGGACTGCCGACTTCTTAATTGCGTACTGTGCTTTTGCAGAAGCGCCCTCGAGTTTCTGGAACTCTTTAATCGCCTTCTGCGTGCCCTTGGCATTGAACTCGGTGATGATTGGAAGAATTACAGCCATGACTTATTGCGCTTTCAAGTTCTGTCCGACAGCTTTGCCGACGCGATCCACTAGCGTCTCCATAGCATCATTGAGATCTTCTTTGTGAGCTTCATATTGACGCCATACTACTCTTGATGAATCTCCGTACTTGGCTGTTAGTGCAGCGCCCATGCGGTTACTTGTCGAGAAGTCAAAGAAGGAAGCTGCCGCGCCGATCCATTTAATTGCAAAAGTCGTCAGGTTCACCGTGTTTTGTCGAAACTCTTTTGGCGGCTTGGTGTTGATGTATGCCTTGACTTTGTGCTCGGTGGGCCAAGGGAAAACCTGATAAGACCCACGCAAAGACCAAGATCTTTCCCAGCCCGACAGAGGATAATTTAGGGGTATAGCGGATTCAATGTCAGAAACCAGACCAGCTGTAATCCTTTTGTAATCTTTAGTGATCTCGCGCCGTAAGGACTTGTCAATTTTGTTTAGCTCTTTTAATGCTTCCTTAAGCCCGTAGATCTCTAATCGAGTTTCAATGCCGTCAGCCATGTCACCTCTTTTTGTTTTGTTTTTCTAGCACTGCGACAATGGTAGTTAGGTCTCGCGTGTCGAAGGTGT